TTCTGGAGAAAAAGAAATAATAATTCCATTTTTTTATATAGCGCCCGATAAAACTGTTGCCGAAGTATTAAATGATCTTGCAGTATCTACTCAAACAGCAATGTTTTTTGATGAATATAATAATTTTGTCATGATGAGTAAAAACTACATGTTGCCATCAAACAATGAAAGAGAGTCTTCATTTACATTTTATGGCTCTAATGATTTTGAAAAAAATGATGCAATAGAAAATAAAACAACAAATGCAAAATTGGCCAATATTATTGATATTGCTTCTACAGATAAAAACGTATTTAATGATGGCAAAATAAATTATAATAGCAGATACATTCAAAGATCTTATGGAACTATAAAACAGGCAAGTATGATTGATAATGAGGCATCTGCAAAAAATTGGATATATAAGCCAGCACTATTATGGGAGGTTACTGGAGAGAATGCCCTAAGATCTATAAATGGTGAAGTGTCAAGTCAGTCTGCTTATAGCCTTGCTGCAATTCCACTTAATTCCAACCTAACCTCATCTCCCCCAACGGTAATTGGAAATAGGTTAGTAAATAACACTATCGATTTAGGCGAAGCAGTGTATTGGTTAGGGAGACATTCTGGATATTTCTATGCTAATGGAGAAATTATTAGATTTGATGCTGTTCAATATAGCATACCTGGAGCAGAAAAAATTATTGCTAGAGAAGAAAATAATGGAAAAATTTCATTTAGTACCACTACAGTAGGTGCGGTGGGAAATGTTTGGATTAGTAGTAATCAGGAATATCAAAATTATATGTCCCAGTTAACATTTAATGGAAAGATTTATCCAACAGGATTAGTCAGAATTTATTCAGAGCCTAAGTATGAAGAGGTAAACGGAATAACAGTTATGAAAAATGGTGAAGTGGCTAGACATGGTCGTGGACAGTTTGGAACTCCAATAGTAGAGCACAGTGCTGGAATAAATAACTATTGGACAAACAACAGTTATGTTCGTGGCATGGATATGAAGAGTAAATACCTTTTTGGACTAGAGTATATTGGGCAAACACAAGATGATTTATTAAATAAAATTGGAGAAGAGTTAACTTTATCGGTAGGTCCAGCAGGACTAAGTAATACTAAATCAAAAGAAAATAATAGAACTGGAGTTATTAAAAATTTCTTGTCTACATCTTTTACAAAAGAAACACAAAACAATACAATTAAATCCACACAGGTTGGATCAGTACAATCATCAGCATTAGTTATGAGTGGGCCGTCATTTGGAACTACCGAAAGGCCAATTGATTTTATATCTTATCAATACAAAGCATTAGATAATAAATTTAAACATTTCGGAACTAGAATGAGAATTGTTGGTAAGATTGAATCTAGCGAAACAAGAGGGCAAACGCCAATAAACTCAACACCATATTATGTTCTTCCAGGATCTCAGCCAAATCAAAGTTTAAATATATCTGGAGGCTCTGGTGGTATATCAGTATTATTAAATCCAGACACTAATGTTGGTTATTATTTTGAAATTGTTTCTTTAACAGAAAAAAATGTTAGTGAATATTCTTCTGAATCAGAAAATTTGCATAATGTGATTTTTTACAAAATAATGTCAGACGAAGATGGAAATGCTATACCAATTAAGTTGTGGGGCGGGTTTACAAATATAATTGTAGATAGTGGTAATTTTACGGGTCAATCAAGAATGATGGGTGAAGAAAATCCTACGGTTTATGATCTTGCCGTTGAGTATCAAGATGTTGCGTCAATAAGAAGGTTCTTTCTTTATATTAATAATCAAATAGTTAGTGTTGTAGACGATACTAATCCATTGCCATCATACAACAATATGGCATTATTTGTTCGTGGAGGCTCAAAATGCATGTTTGAAAATATTTATGCATTAACAAATAACTATAGTCAAAATACTGTATTTGCATTAGACACACCAGTTTCTGCTGCTTTTGGAGATGATGAAATTAATGCTAACGAGTCATTTAGAAAGTATGCAATGTCGGGCATTATTCAGTCTACATATTTATCTGGAATCAGTCCAAGCCAGCCACCGAAGTTTACGATGTATTTTGAAGAATTTGGAACAATAATGAGAGAGGCATCCTATTTAAAAATAAGATATGACAAAGCATACCCAGCACTATATGCACAACTATCTCCAACATTTAATAGAATTAAAGGATACACAGTTTCTGGATTTAGGGCAGGATCATACGGCGCAGAATTTTTAATATTTAATTCTACAGACACAACTTTAAATTTAGATGAGACTAGTGGAAATTATTTAAGAATTCAGGGTATTACTTTTACACAACAATCTCAAAACGAATTAACTGTAGATAATTATTTTGCTAAAAATAGTAATTTTTCTGATCCAGAAATAGGTAAGGACGGCTTAATAATTTCTCCAATAAGGTCACAACAAGATTATGATAAAATTAAAACTAGCAGGCTAACATACGGCAAAAAAGAATTTTCAATTGAGCCTTCGTATATTCAGTCTGAAGATGATGCTAAAGACTTAATGTCTTGGCTAATACAAAAAATTATGAAGCCTAGAAAAAATATCGGAATAAAAATATTTAATATACCAATAGTTCAGTTAGGCGATATTGTAAATATTAATTATAAAAACGAAAACTCTCAAGATGTTATTTCTTCAGATACGACTAAATTTGTTATTTATAATATAGACTATCAAAAGGATATAGGCGGCCCAAGCATGACCCTATATTTAAGCGAGGTATAACATGGTATATTTTACTGGAGATGGAAAAATAGTTTATGATGATTATCCAATACCTCCAACTCACGAAACACAAATGCAATGGAACGCAGGAAGTGCAAATCGTGTAACTAGTCAGCAACAAATCGACGCATACGGACAATACATTAGTGGATTAAATGCAATTCCAGATGACCCATCTATTCTTTATCCAGACGGCTCAAACTTAAATGATGTAAAGCCTGCAACTCCTGACCTTATTTTATTTAATGATGAAAAGGTTCCTGTTGACATAATGACAGATCTTATATTTGAAAATATAGGAGGTCAAGAATTAATAAATATAGTTCGTTCTGATTTAGTAAATGGACAAAATATTTTATATCAGCCAATTAAAAATCTTAGTAGCATATACTTTCAATATAACCCACAAAATGTTTTAGGGCTTCAGGATATTGATATAAACTACTTTAAGCAATTTCCAATTAATTTTGCAAATAAAACCCCAGAGTGTGGAACAGGACCTAATTGTGCTATAGTATATATTGATCCTGATACTGGAGACTTGATAATTAATGTAATTAACCTTGCCAAAGATGAGCAAGTTGAGGTGTCAATAGTGTCTGATGGGATTGTATTAGATGATACAATATACGGGGTGTAATTATGATTACTAATATAGGAAAAGGCATACTTGCCAAATATCTAATAGGTCAGGCTCCAGCCTATGCCTCATATATTGCTGTTGGCTGCGGTGCTAAACCAATAAATACAAATCAGCCATTTGGAGATTATTCATCAAAAGAGTCATTAGATTTTGAAATGTTTAGGGTCCCGATTATTTCAAGGGGCTATGTAAATGATAATGGTATTGAAAAAATTGTATTAACTGCAGAACTGCCAACTGATGAAAGATATGAAATATCCGAGGTTGGTATATTCTCTGCAGGGGCAAATCCATCAGCAGGAGCGTATGACAGTAGGTCTTTATTTGCATTTACTGTAAATGAAAACTGGGAATATCATGATCAGACGTCTGCTAAAGAATTACCAATTATATATTCTCCATTAGATGATAGGGCAGTTTATTTGACCAATGCTACTGTAGTAGGTAATAATGTAACATTTACAACTGATACAAATCACGGTCTAACATCTGGCCTAGAGGTTTCAATAGTTGGAGTTATCCCAGAAGTTTTTAATATCACTGGAACTATTTCATCCGTTCCAAATCCAAATCAATTAACCATAGTTACTGCGCCAGCAGATGCAATTACGGTTCCTTATGTTTCTGGGGGCTATATTATTCGAGATGTAGAAACTGGGATTATTAATCAACTATATCCTGTGTTTCAGACTAACTCTGATAATAAGTTATTTACAAATACAGATAGGCTTTCTAGATATGAACGTGCTAGATTTTTTAATAATATAGTAATGATGCAGGGCGATACAGCGAATCTTGGAATTTTGGATAGTCACTTAGTCATTAACTCAGGATCTAACCATATTCATTTATTAGGAACTTCTTTAGATTTTAACAAAAATGCTCCAACAGATCAAATTAAACTAGCATTTAGTATAATCAATAAGGACTATGACCCATCAATAGTGCCAGACGAGGTAAGAATTTTACTTGAGTTTGCAGATACAGATACTGCTGGAACTGGACAGTGGGCAAGGTTTGAGGTGATGATGTCTGCTGATGACTATGATTTTGATACAAATAGATACTATATTGTTACAAAACAATTACAGGAACTATATAAGAGTACAGGTTTTACTTGGAACAATGTTAGTATTGTAAAAATTTATACTACAGTTATAAATAATAACTTACCATCTTCTGATTTTTATGTGGGCCTAGATGCAATTAGATTTGAAAATACTTCTACTACAAATCCAATTTATGGATTAACTGGCTATACTGTTCTAAAAAATACCAATGCCGAAACTATCGTTAAATCAGCAAATACAGCAAACTATATAGAATTTAGATTCGCCATGGATGTGCAGTAGTGTCTACTCCAGATCAGGGAATAAAAAAGATTATTATTCCAAAATCTAAACTTCCAGGATTTTTTGGAGACCATAGGGAGTATATATTAAGATATAGGTTTATATCAGAAGACAAAAATAGAACATCACACTGGTCTCCAGTTTATAAAATTATTGCAGAAGATACTCCATCAGAAATATTAAATAGTATGGTTGTAGATAAAACTAATAAAGTTATAAATTTGACTTGGGAGCCACAGACTAGTATCGAGGAATATTTTATTTATGTTAAATGGAATAATGATGGATGGAGTTACTATGCTAAAACATCACAAAACAACTATTCTATTGTATATGCTCCAGAAAAAGAATATGTTCATATTGCAGTACAGGTTAAGACAATCCCACTAGAAAGATTTGCTGATGCTATTTTATTTGAAAATGAGGCAAGTCTGATATAATTAGACAGGAGGAATAATGGCAAAAATACCACTACCAGA